TCACCGAAGTAATCAGTTTCGCTGATTTTCTTGTTTAATGTCTTAGCAACTAATACTGCTGTATCAATTTCTAAGTTAGATAGCTTACGAACATCCCCTTGAGGTTCTCCGAAAGACATCTTAGAAGCTTGGATAGCTGCAAGTTCTGTAGCTTTTTCTTTTACTTCTGCACGAAGGCCGTCTAAAGCTTCTGACATAGTAGCTTTTTCTTCAGCCATACGTTTTTCAACTTCAGCAATAAGAGCTGTTGCTCCTTCTTTTCCTGCTTCGATAGCAATAGCTTTAGCTGCTTCGTCTGCATCAGCTTTTGCTTTTGCGTCTGCGAATGCTTTTGCAACGGCTGCGTCAGTTTGAGCCTTTAGCTCTGCTGGTGTTAATGAAATTTTATTTTCATCTATTTTCTTTTCTGTTGGCACGTTAGTGTCTCCTTCTTTATTTGTAGAAGTATCTTCTACATGTATCAATGAATTTTTATATTCATCATATTCATTGTCATCTTTGAACGATTTGCGAACTGAGAAAGTGGAATCTGCGTTAGCAGGAACACTTACTACTGAAATTTCATGTAGTTCTAAATCTTTAATTACAAAAATGTCTGTTGTTGTATCATAGTCTGCATCTTTTACCATAAATCCAATAGAGAATGTTTGTAGTATACCATCTTTTATAAGACTATATACATCTCCAGCGGCTTTTGATACTTTAGCTACAATATGTAGCCCTTGATTATTTACGTTATACTCTACCATTTTACCGATAGGTGCGTCATACTTATGGTATGCTAAGATTATAGGATTTTTTAGATAATTATCTAATCCGCCCTTTGTCCAAGCTTCTTCCAAAACTACGTCACCTACACGATCTTTGCTAGTAGTATTTGCATAACCTTCAACTATAATACTATCATCTTCTTCCATGCCTTTAACTTGCATGACCGATGTTAGTTGTATTGTTTTATTTATCATCTTCATCTTTCTTTGGTGCTCCTCCTATATTCGGATCAACTGCTGAACCTGCTATATTAGCGGGCAGAATTAAATCATCTGCAAAATCCATAGTATGTTCGTCATATCTGATTTCTGATCTAGCTTCATTTCTAGAGATAATACCTGCATTTGTTAATCCAGTTAAGTAGGCTGATAAGTCTCTTAATTCTGGTCTTAATGCTAGTACATCTTGAGTTACTGGTTTTATATCATATCCAAAGTATACTTCAATAGCTTGCACTACCTTTTCAACTAATGGCATAATTGTTGTAATATAAAACATTCTTAAGTTAGGTGTAATATTTGCATTGTTCCCTGAATCTAATAAGATTGGTGGAACACCTAACGCTTTAAGAATCTTAGTTTCCTGAGTAGTAATACTTTCATTGAAATCTAGTTCTTTAAAGTTATATTTAGATAATGATTCCATTTTGAAGTCACCATCTATGATCATTGGTTTTCTACCGCCCTTTTTAGGGTTATATCTAGAAATCCATTGAGCAATTATTCTATCTTTTACACGTTGAGATAGAGGGTTCGGAGTACTTAGTACCATACCTGGAATAGCTGAGTTATCAAAGAAATTCTGTTGATAATCATGCATAGTAAGTAGTAATTCCATACTATCTTTACATGCGTCTAATCTAGATTGTCCGGTATATATAGAGTTTCCTGAGTTCTCTCTGATGTGAATGATCTCATCAGGTTTAAACTTTTGGTCACCATATTTGTACCCTTTTATGAAAGTAGTTTTATCAGCTATTATTTCTACATTTAATGCTGGTAGATGGTAAATATGTGCACCATCCCAATATATAAATGCGTCACCTTCAAGTAGTAAATCCATGAATACATTGCGTTTCAAATTGTCAGCATTGTAGTAAGGATTAGGTTGAAAATTTAATAACGTATTTATCTTCTTCTTTCTAATTCTTGTAGGAGAGCCACTAAACTCTAGTATATCACCTACATCCAGTTTCATCCCTGCCGCGGAGTCGGCTATTAAGTTAACTCCCCGATTAACTACTTCAATTTTTTCGTAAGCTTGTTGATTTGTGTAGTGCTTTGGGGAAGGACTATGCGTTTCCCCATAATCATCAACAATTAAATCTTGGGCGGGGTTTAACTTTTCAGTAATCCCCAGTATATCAAGTAGTCCCATAATATTTTCCTATTTTTATGTTAGGTCTGCTGTATCAAATAATGCGATATAACCTAATAGATTTCCTGTTTCGTCATACGCTGGTACTGTAGCCACTGCTGCAGGTACTGTAATATCTGCTGTTAGCTCTGTTGTAGCTTCTGCTGAAACTTTATCTTTTAAGACAAGAAGTTTATCCTTGCTCTTTGATTGAATTGACATTCATTTTCTCCTGATGTTTTATTCGTTGCTTGTCACACCAACGCTTTTGTTTTTCTGCTGTACCTAAAGCCGGTACCTTGCCATAAATCTTATGCAATCGTTCCATATGATGAAACTTACATAAGGTTACTGTTTCTGAATAAATCTCTTTATAATGATAACCTTTGAAGTTTTCACGTTCCACTTTAATATCATCTACTGAGTCAATAACAATTCCATGTTCACGTTTCCATTTATTCCATAACAAAGTCATGGAGTAAAAGTGGTGAAATTGAAGCTCTGCTTCTGTACCACAGATAAAGCATTCTTTATCTTTTTGATATGAAGATTTTGCCAAATCTCTAACGTACTTAATCTCGTCCCTTTTTAGATCCATGTTCCTCATCATCCAATAAAGTATTTACATCGTAACGTAAATGCTTAAGTTGCTCTTGTACTAGAGCATTCTGTATATCTTTTTGTTTACACTCTTGTATATGTGCATCTAACAACTCTACGGTTTTGTTACTAATTGTCATTTGTTGTTCAACCGTTGTATTCATTGTAGCTGCCCACCATGTTAAGTATACTACATATACTACTAACATTAAAAAGAATTTCATGTTATCAGTTAATTTCTCTAACATTTTTACGTCATTCCTATAAATTGTGGGAATGTTAAAGTATTTCTACCAAAACGCTGATCCACTACTATTGTTCCACTAGAGTTATCTTCTATGTCTACTGTTGTGTCACCTCTGATGTACGCTGTTCCGCCGGTACATGTATTATCTAAAATTACTCTACCGCCTATAACATGCAAAGTATGTATTCCGCCAGTCATATTAGTTAAACCAATAGAACCGTTAAAATTTCTTGTCATTAAAGTATTGCTACCAGTATCTATTATAGGATAAGACATACCCGGTGCATTAGAGTAACAGTCATACATTCCAGTTTGTCCATTTAAGGAACAAGTAGAATTAAATGCTGATTCTTTAATAAATCCGCTTAGGTTTGTTACTGCTCTTATACTACATTGGTTTACTTTATTTAACCCATCTAACTCACCTTGTATAGTTAGATTATCTACAGATGAATTTGTAAAAACAGCTAAAGGATTTATAGTGAATACAATAAATGGAGAATCACCTATGAAAACGTGACCCTCTCCTGATATATCATAGTTACCTAACTCAAAGTCTTCCATTAAGAAAAATTTATTTAAGCCTCTATTTGTTGATATTATATGTGCATCTTCAAATAGTGACGATGGATACTCTCTAGTGCCAGCTGGAAAGTCTGTTCCAGTATTTCCACTTGAGGGTTTCAGTGCTACTCCGCCAGCGAAGCTGGCTGCTTGCACTGATTCTAAATCTTGTAATGTAGCTGACGATGAACTAGTTAATAGTACCTGTGTGTACGACGTTGGTTCTATAGCAGAGATAGGTACATTAAATGTATCTACCGCAACTAAGTTTCCACCACCTACTGAACATTGTATAAAACTAGGTCCCGGTCTTGCTTCAAACGCTAATTTAGCATTCAGAAGTGTAACTGTTAAACCTACGGAAGTACCACCGCCAAGTGATTCTTTCCCCGCAGCATCAATAATATGATGATCATCCATAGCGATACTTTCTGCTTCTAAAGACATACACGTATCATATATATCTTGAACAGTTGCCTCAATCGAAGGAGAAGCTACCGTAATAATTCTGGGAGATACCTCCCAATCAATCGTGAAGTCCGTTCTTATTG